AAATGAACATTGTCATTCTTGTTGACCCGTCTGGCGGCGAGGATATTAACAAGAAGAAAAAGAAACTATCGGACTGGTCGGCGTTTATGGTTGTCGGCCTTGCACCTGATGGCAATTATTATTTGCTTGATATTATCCGGGACAGGCTCAACCCGACAGACCGTGTTAACACTTTGTTTATGCTGCATCGTAAATGGCTTGGCCTATCGGGTAAAAGCCCGAAGGTTGGATACGAGAAATATGGTATGATGACCGACACCCATTACATCCGGGATAAGATGGCGCAGGATGCCTACAACTTCAGTCTGGTTGAGTTAGGCGGTGCCATGTCCAAGGAAGAACGTATCATGCGCCTTGTCCCTGACATGCAGAACGGGCGCTGGTTTTTCCCGCAGACTTTGCACTACGTTGACGGCGAGGGCAGATCGTTTGACTTAGTGCATGAAATAATTCATAGTGAAATGCCAACGTTTCCACGGGCGCGATTTGATGATATGCTGGATGCGTTGAGCCGTATTTATGAACCGGAATTATTTATGGTATTTCCTAAGCCTAAAATGAGCATGAAAGAACTGGCGTTTGCGCCAGAGCCACAAGATGACGGATGGGAAAGCTTTTAATTGAAAAGTAAATCTGACATCGCTGCGCTGTTCAAGAAGCAACGGGACGCTTCGCGCAAGGGTCTAGCTGACCAGCTTAACAACACCCTTGCCTGTCAGGCGTTCTATGACGGCGATGCCATGCAATACCGCGAGGTGGTTCAATTCCTTGACACGGTTGGCAAGAAAAACCGCGCCATGGTTAACTTTAACAAGGTGCAATCCAATGTTGATGCTGTTGTTGGCTTTATGGCGCAAAACCGCAGGCAGGCTAAATACATAGCCAATGTGACGGATAGCAAGGAACAGAATACTTATTCCCGAAAAATGAACGCGCTGCATACATACCACCGGGACAATACCAACGCAGACCAATTAGAGACCGACCAAGACGCAGATATGATGATTTGCGGATATGGAGCGATTGAGACCGATTTATCCTACCTTGTCGGCAATGCCACGACCCTTCCGAACGGCGAGATTATCAAGGTTAAACTAGACCCGCGCACGGTTTACTGGGATCCGGCAGCAGTCGATAAGAACCTGATTAAGGCAAGATGGTCTGGTTATTATGATGATTACGACCTGAAGGACGCACTGGAATTATTCCAAGACAGCACTGAAGATGATTTTGAGAAAGTCGCAGCTGTTGAAGGTATGGATACAGGCTATGTCTATAATCCATATGGCGGTCTTTATGACAAGATCAAGATGGAAGATAGCTGCGAATGGTCTAATAAAGAAGAAAACAAAGTCCGGGTTTATAACCACCAGTGGTTTGAATACCAGACTGTCTACAAGGCTTATAATCCTCTCTATCTAGCGACCGACCCTCTGGATGCTTTGTTTATCAAGGCGCGTCTGGATATTATTGCAGGCGAGATCAAGCAACACGGCCCTGAAGGGTACGAAGTCGAGGATATGTTTAAATTCGACCCGACTGCGGAAGAATTTATCTTTGATGAAAAGACAAAAGGCAAGCTCGTTCAAGAGTTTGGCAAGATGCTTGAACCTGTTGCTTTCAAGCGTAAATGTTTTTACACCGCTGTAATATCTGGCAAGCACGTATTCAGTGCGTTCAAGTCTATCAGCCAGCAAGGGTTCTCGATTAAGTTTAAAACCGGGACATACAACGCTTCCAATAAAATCTGGGTCGGCATGGTTAATTCCATGATGGAGCCACAGAAATACTACAACAAAGCCCTGACAGAATTGATGTTTACCATTGCCGTCAATTCCAAGGGCGGCGTTATGGTGGAAGAGGATGCGGTTGAAAGCATCGCGGACTTTGAGGGCAAATGGGCTAAGACGGACGCGGTTATCAAGGTTAGATCGGGCGCTATTTCTGGCGGCAAGATCATGCAGAAAACCCAAGGGGCTTTGCCTACGGGGTTAGAGAACATCATCCAGCTATCAGATGCGGCTATTTCACAGGCTGGCGTTGACCCTGCGTTCCTTGGCGCGATGGACAGGGAAGATCAGTCAGGTATTTTATATAAGCGCCGTATCAGGCAGATCATTTCAAAGATGGCGCGTTATTTTGACAGCATCACTTTGTACCAGAAAGAAGATGCAAGGCTCTGCGCTGACCTATACCCGGTGTGGGTTGAGAACAATGTCGGCGCTTTGATTATGATTACTGGGGAAGATGGCACAGAAGAATTTATGCAAGTCTCACAAGACATGCTTGCCGCTGAATATGCTGTGACCGTTCAAGAAGCCCCGCAAACACCTGAAGATAAGCAGGAAACCGCCGTTCTACTTGGCACGATGGCCGGCAAACTTGCAGCCGTTGGCAATCCTGCATCGACTACATTCTATGCTGAAAGCCTGCAATATATGCCGATTGACGGCGATGTCCGTAACAGGCTGGTTGAAAGCTTACAACCACAAGAAACCGTGCCTTTGCAGCAATTCCAGCAGTTACAGGCGCAATTACAGGAACTTATGTCTGAACAAAGTCAGGCAATGCTGCGTAAAACCAATGCAGAAGCCGCCTATACGGAGGCAAAGATTAATACAGAGGCCGCAAGTCAGGCGGAGAAACTTGAAAAAGCAGCGAATACGGGGCTTGAAAATGACCTTATTCGCTCTGGGGATTACGAAAAGGCCACAGTTACTATCTAACCCATTAATCTAGGAGAAATCATGGGCGTACTTGAGCAGGAAATCGAAGATTTAACGAAGCAAATCGCTGAAGCCGAAAAGGTTGAAAGCGAACCAGCTAAAGCTGAAGAGGTGGAAGTTGTTGAAGCTGCGGAAGAAGAAAAAGCTGACGATGCAGCGGATGAACCGCAGGATAAGGCTGAAGAAAAGGTTGAGGAAAAGCCAGCAGAGGCCGAAAAGACAGAAGAATTAGACGCTCCCGGCTATATCCGTTTGCGCCGGGAAGCGGCGGCCAACAAAAGAAGAGCTGATGAGTTAGAAGCCAGACTTGCTGCGGTTGTTGCTCCGGTTATTCCGCCACAAGTGCAAGCCCCTGCGGCAGAACCAGACAAGGCCAAAGACCCTGTGGCGTGGTTTACATGGCGTGACCAGCAGCGCGAACAGGAAATCAAAGAACTAAAAACATGGAAAGAAAGCCAAGAGCAGCAGTATCAAGCTGTAAATCTGGAAACTGCCGCTGTCCAAGAATTCAAGGCTATTGAGGCAGATTTTAAAGCATCGGTTTCTGATTTCGATCAAGTTGCCGATCACTTTAACGGCAAAATAGCGGAATCCATTTCAAACTTAGAGCCTCATCTTACGCCTGAACAAGTCATGGTAAAGGTAAAAGATCGGGTTTTGCGCATGGCTGGAGAGTATGTCCGTCAGGGATTGAACCCGGCAGAAGAATTATACCATTTATCAAAAGAACGCTATGGCTACAAAGCCCCGGTTGATGATGGCGAAGAAGAGCCAGCACCTAAAAAGCCAGACCTTTCCAAAGTTGCCGCCAATCGCAAGCGCAATGCTGGAACGGCAGGCGCTAAGGGTTCAGGCTCTATGCCACAGCTTACGCGTGAAGTTGCAGCTGATATGCCCGTGCATGAATGGGCTGCGTTATCAGCGGATGAAAAGAGGCGCTTGCTCACAGCAGGATAATTTGTTATTCTTGATAGAACTAAAGCTTCGCTCACTTTACGGGCAGCGCCCCTTGGGGGCTTAAAATCCAAGCGCAGCCTACGCACTGGCCTATCGCGAAACGTTTCGTCCACGTACGGACAGGGGACTCAAGACCCTTATAATTATCTTTGTCAGCGGTTGAAATTGGTTTTTCAACAACTCACACGACAAAGGATTTTCCATGTCAAGTACAACTATGTCCTCAGCCAATGCGCTAACGCGTAAGCTATGGTCAACGGCAGACTGGGTTAACCCCGGCCAGCGCGTGGCCTTTGGTCATATGTTCTCTCGCGGTGCAGTACACTATGCGACAGAATTCGAGGGTCAAAAGGCTCGCGGCGACCAAATCACCTACGACTATACCAACAAACTGACAGGCATTCCTGTCGGCGAAGGTGGTACTCTTGATGGCAACGAAGAAGCTCTCGATTTGGGCAGCTTTACAATGGCCATTAACGTCACTCGTATCGGCGTTCTTAACCCGAATGATGATACGATTGAACAACAGCGCACACTGGTAGACTTCCCAGAAAAGACACGTAAGGTTATCCCGAACCGTCATTTCGAACTGCTGGATTCAGCAGTGTTTTACCAACTCGCTGGTGCAAACCCAACATCGTACACCCTGAACGGCACAACATGGTCAGGCTCGAACAA